ATTTGATAGCTTGCATACACGCTGACCCTAGTGTTGAGAACTCTGATAAAAATAAACCTATACAAAGTTTATTAGAACGTCAAATACAGGTAAACGGTTGTCGTTACGTAGATGAAACTATAGTCTATGAAAGCGAAGAAGATTTACGTAATATATTAAGGACTGTGCCTTGGGACGTTAGAATTATAGGTGAAGAGTATATGAATAAACATTTTACAGGTAAAGAAGAGTTTAACTTACCCAGTAAAGAAGTTTACTACAATTACAGACAACATACTTTTAGTAGTAGTGAGTTAAGAGAAAGAATTACATGCAAAGACAAGTGAGTTTATTTACGCCCAAGGTGGACTGGACTCCACCCAGTAGTTTACCAGAGTTGAGCAGATACAACGAAGTAGCTATTGACTTAGAGACATATGATCCATTATTAATGTCTCATGGTCCATCTTGGGCATTCCCAGACACTGGATATATAACAGGTATAGGGGTAGCGACTAAAGATTTTAGTTTATATTTTCCTATACAACACAGTGGTGGGGGCAATTTAGATAAAGGTTTAGTGTTAAAATGGTTTACTAAACAAATGACTCACAAGAATGATAAGATATTTCATAACTCTTTATACGATGTCGGTTGGCTTAAACGTTACGGTATAGAAGTACACGGAAAGATACAAGACACCATGTTTGCAGCACCACTTATAGATGAGAATCAGTATAGTTACTCACTCAATAATTTAGGAGAAAAATATTGTGGAGAAACTAAAGATGAAACTTTACTTATTGATGCAGCAGAAGCATACGGGTTAGACCCTAAAAGCGAGATGTATAAACTACCAGCTAAGTATGTTGGTCCATACGGTGAGAAGGATGCTGAGCTTACTTTAAAGTTGTGGCAAGTATTTAAAGACTTAATAAAACTAGAAAACGTAAGTAAGATATACGAGCTTGAAACTTCACTTATACCTATACTACTTGACATGCGTTATAAAGGCGTGCCTGTAGATTTAGATACTGCTGAAATAGTAAGTAAAAGGTTAAAGAAAGAAGAGGATGAAATACTTGACGCTATTAATAAAGAGTTTGGCATGAAACCTGACCTATGGGCAGCACAGTCAGTAGCTACTGTATTTGATAGAGCTGGGCTAAGTTATCCACGCACACCTAAAACTAACGCCCCATCTTTTGCTGGAGACTGGTTAGAAACTCACGACCATAAGTTAGCTAATAATATAGTAAGAGCACGTAAGTTAAATAAGGCTAGGACTACGTTTATAGATAAAATGATACTAGAGCATAACGTAAACGGTAGGATACATGGAGAACTGCATCCTTTACGCAGTGACCGTGGAGGCACAGTAACAGGTAGATTTAGTAGTAGTAATCCTAACCTACAACAAGTACCAGCCCGTAACGAAGACATTGGTCCACTCATAGGTAGCATATTTGTGCCTGAAAAAGATCACTACTGGGGCGTGTTTGATTATTCTCAACAAGAACCTAGACTTACAGTTCATTACGCTTCAGCTACTGAACAAGAAGGTGCAAGCGAGGCAGTAGATGCTTACCGTAATAAAGATGCAGACTTTCATCAGGTAGTAGCAGATATGGCTAACATAAGTCGTAAAGAGGCTAAGATTATTAATTTAGGATTAAGCTACGGTATGGGTAAAGAAAAATTAGTTAAACAACTTGACTTATCAATGCAAGAAGCAGAAGTGTTATTTGACACATATCATAAAAGAGTGCCGTTTATTAAAGGGCTACGTGATCAATGTGCAAGGATAGGGGCTAACCGTGGATATATTACCACTATAGCTGGTCGTAAATGTAGGTTTAACTTATATGAGCCTATGAAAGAACGAAAGACACCTTACCCATATGAAAAAGCAGTTACCGAATATGGTAGTCAAGTTAAAAGAGCGTACACATATAAAGCTATGAACAGACTTATACAAGGCTCTGCAGCAGATATGACTAAACAGGCTATGGTAGAACTATACAACGAAGGCATATTACCACATACTCAAGTTCATGATGAGTTAGATATATCGGTTACCGACTCTGACCAATGTGAGCTGATTATGAAAATTATGTCTGAATGCACACCTTTATGTGTTCCCAATAAAGTTGATGCAGAGATAGGTAAAAGTTGGGGAGAAGCAACAGTACATTACAAGGAGTTTTTTAATGAGTAAACGTACAGAAAAAGATCAGATGTATTCTGATATTTATAAGCACTACTGGAAAGATGCCATGACTCTTGAGGAAATAGGCATCAAATATAATATTACGAAACAACGATCATGGCAGATTGTTAGATTCAGTCAGTTAGGTAATGGTGATTATTACGCAGGATACAAAACGTATATGGATAAAAAATATGAGATTGATCATACACCTAACCTTACCACTAAAGAAAGAAGTAACCTACTTAGAGCTTGGTTAAATGATCAAAATATACGCCTTATAAAAGGTAAATACGACACATCTACCGTAAGCTAAATTATTTTTTGATGATGCTTTTAATCATTAATGAGCTAAACTATATTAGGGGTAGTTAGCTAATGACGGCTAACGTAACAACCTTTAAGGAGGTATTATTATGGCAGCAGCCGTAGAATCAATGGCTTATGCGGGGGAAGTTCCTTGGCATGGGCTTGGTGTACAAGTCAGTAATGATTTGACTCCTAAAGAAATGTTAGTTGAGGCTGGTCTTGATTGGTCAGTCAGTAAGCGTGAAATATTTACATATGACAACGCTGACCCAGATAAGTCGGAAGACTTAATTATGGCACCTAACCACTCACTACTCGTAAGAGATAGTGATAACACAATCTTTGGACCTTGTGGACCAAAGTTTATACCTACCCAAAACGAAGACGCTTTTACGTTTTTTAAGAAGTTTACCGACGCTGGTAAAATGACTATGGAAACTGCAGGGTCTTTGAAAGACGGTCGTCAAATATGGGGATTAGCTAAAGTTGATGAAAGCTTTACGCTACCAGGAGACGATAGGGTATTAGGCAACTTACTTGTGTCTGTTAGTCACGAGTGGGGTAAATCTAATGAAATTAGGTTTACGCCTATAAGAGTAGTATGCAACAATACGTTAAGTATGGCGTTAGCTGATAAAACTCAGCCACACTTTAAAATGCCACATACTAGAGCGTTTGATGCAGACCTTATAGCTACCGCAGAAGATGCGTTAGGTTTAGCTAGTAATCGTATGAAAGAATACAAAGAAGCAGCAGAGTTTCTATGTACTAAAAAGTACACTAAGGATACTGTAGTTTCTTATATTGCTGACTTAATGCAACCTAAACTAGCTATGCAACAAAAACTACTAGAGCAAAGTAAAACTGAAAAAACATACCTAGCCCGTGCTACTATGTTAGATGAGTTTCAGCGTGCTCCTAGTAAGGTATATGAAGCACTCGAACAACAACCAGGAGCTAATTTAAAAAGTAGTGCTGGTACTTGGTGGGGTGCTATGAATGCCGTAACGTTTGTCGTTGACCATAAATGGGGACACGACCGTGACGCAGCAATGCATAACGCTTGGTTTGGAGCTAGGGCTAGTTTAAAAACTAGAGCTATGACTACAGCTATAGACTATGCGAGGGCTGCATAGTGCCTACTAGTGTCACTTTTGTTTACTTCCTACCCGATAATCCAAGTCGGGTAGTGAAGTTTGATATGAGTGAGATGCACAAGGTTAGAGGCGGTGGTATAGCTATAGGTGACCCTAATATTATGGCACCAGCTTTACCCATAAAACAAGCAGAGCGATGGTATGAAGTACACACTGGTAAAAAGAAAACTTTTAAAGATATGAAAACTGGTCAAAAAAGTTTATACAGTGTGCTTATGAAAAAAGCAGTTGATATGGAGGAGGAAGACATGTCAAATAAATACAGGCAAGTGCCTAAAATAGATATACCTAAACCTAATAATTATTGTAATACTGTACGTGGTCGTGATCCTTACGACACTAGTCAGATACTTACTAGGACAGATAAAATGCCTATAAGTCAAAGTAATAAAGATAGACTTAAAAAGTATGAGGGCAAACCCACCATACAAGAAGTTCTAGACAAAGGCATACTCAACCTTAACGATATTAAATATGATATTAAGCTAGGGTATATAACTAAAACATCTAAACCTAAAGGCTAATATAAGCCGTTTTAAGCGTGTGATCAATTAATAAGGTATATACGCCTTACTTTAAAATTCATACGCTTAAAAGCCCTTAAAAATAACATAAGATTATCCTTTACTGATTTATATTCAGTAGGTATTATATAGGTAATATATTTATAAGAGGTTTATATATGGAAAATCAAGAAACAGTATGGGTAGTGAGCTACGGCTCTACCTCACTAGA